CGATAATTATTGATTGTTCAACAAAGTCAACAGATAGTGATAAATTTAATATGAATCCGTCTGATTTACCTAATATTGAAAAGATGATTACAATTATCAATGAGATTGGTCATTGTATTAATATTGCTAATATTGTAAATCACAGTGATAAAATTGGATATTTTCGAAAAATTAATAATATTTGTAATAAAAATAAAAAATTTATTACAGATATGACAATGTCACCAATTAATAATGTATCGTTGATGGAAATGTTTCATTATACTATTAAACAAGGTAAAAAATTGTATCAGACAACATTAACTACTGCTCAAATTAATGTTGACAATCTGCTTCGTGCAGCATCTGATGGTTCATCTCGTCAAATGTCAGCAGCAGTTACAATGAGTGCAGTATGTGGTCGATCTCCTTCTCAGCCAGTTGAACGTGAAGAAATTACAAATAACACACATGATATTAGCATGTGTACAATTTGCTGTGGTGAAATTCGTGAATATGTATTTTCATGTGGTCACTGCTATTCATGCAAAGATTGTGCTGAAAAACTATTATCATCAACACCAATGAATAAATGTTCCTATTGTAAACAAAATGTTACATCAATTCGCAAAATTACAATGACTGATGATCAACGAAATTCAGAACATTATTACAAGTGCATTACTCCAGACTGTTTTAATATTGCAACAACAATTGCTAGTTGCCCTCCAATTAATGAAGAAGATAGTGGATATCACTTGACACATTGTGACAAGTGTTATAAGATTTCAATTAATAATTACAAAAAAATGAAGCAGACACATGCTTGTTTTTGTGGTAATGAAATTAAAGAGTTTAAAAAAGTTACTTTTTCTTAATTTATTTTCTATTAAAATTAATTATTTTCTTTATATAAGATATATAATGTCAGAAGATACTATTCCAGATAATAAAATAATTGATATTTCTAGATTTTATGATATGTATAAAACAAGTGCAAATGAAGATGGTACAATTAATGTACCATGTAATATAAAAATTAGTCAAACCGATGGTTCATATATATCACCAGATAATGAAAATGGTACATGTGTAATAAAACAAAATAAATTAGTAACATATTCAACTAATTCAGAAGTAAAATGTGCAAAATCTTTCACTGGTTTTACTAAAAAAATTACAATGAATATTGGATCTTCGGTTGTTGATACACAAGATTTTAATGTATGTGCAAAAAATTGTATAGATGGTTCACCTATGCAACTTATATCACCAAGTAATACTTATCCAATATGTAAATATAAGGCAACGGTAAATTATTCATGGCCTATAAAAGATGAAAATCCCATGAATATAACTTGTATAGGTGGTACTTATGTTACAGATGAATTAAAGGATAAGATAAATAATGTATTCCCTAATTTTATAGATGCAGATGAAAAATTAATGTGTATGGGAAGACCATCAGAATATACTGTCAGTTATAATAAAATATAATTTATATTTATAATATATACTATTTAAAAATATATATATATATATATTTTTTTAAATATAATTTTCTTATATATAATTTTCTTATATATAAGTATATATGGAAGATTCAACAATAACTCTTAATTTATCAGAAATAAATAAAAATTGTGTTCAGGATAAAGAAAATCCAGATAAATTTATATGTAATATATTAAATTCTTCAGGTGGTCAAAGACAAGTTAGAGGTGGTATGGGTGGTCTTGGTAGTGGTAGTGGAAGTAGAGGTATGGGTAGTGTTGAAGGTGAAAGTGAAACTAGAGGTCAATCTAGAATTACAGAATTCCCAGAATATGAGAATTTGAATGTTGATTCTTATGAACATAATAATGAAGTACAATGTATAAATAGTTATACTGGATTTTCAAAAAAAAATAAAATTAATAATATAACATCAAATATTTGTTTACAAAATTGCAAAGATAGCACCCCATTTTTTGAATATGAAAATAATTATCCTGTATGTAAATATAGACCAACAATAACATATAAAGCAGATTCAGATATACCTGATAATATAACTTGTTCAGATGGATTTTTAGTATCATCTAATAATCAATTTCCAGGTATTTCATCAGATTCTACTGATCAATTTGGAATGTGTATTGGATTACCTTTATCATATGATCCTGCAATTGTAGTTAATCAACCTACATCTTAATTACATACTTTATTAGAAAAATATAAAATTATATTAATTATTAATATAATTTTATAGTAATGTATATAAAATATATATACATTTAAATATAAATTTTTTATTAAAGTATAAATATATATATAAGAAAAATATACATATTTTTCTTATATATATATATAGATAACATGCTTAAAAAATTAAAAAATTTGATACTTCAAGAAAATTATTCAACAATAGATGATATGATAAATAAAGGAGGATTTGATTCTAAAGGCAAAGCAGAAGTTGATTGTAAAGAAGAAATTAAGAATGATAATGGTGATCTAGTTTTAAAACAAAAAGATGAAAATGATGAAAATAAATGTTATATATATTATATAACAGATGACACAGTAGAAAAATATCCAAAAACAAGTGATGATGGTAATAATCTTATATATACGGTACCATGTGATCCAGTTACAAAATTGTCAGCACAATATAAATATAGTAATGATAATGGTATTTGTACAGTAGTAAAAACGGTAGATTCTTCCTTTTCATCTACAGATGGAGGCACAGACATAAATAAACTATCATTTGAAGATGATGGTAGCGCAGAAGTTGATTGTGAACAAATAATTATGAATGATGGTGTACAAATTGTACCACAAAAAAATACTATCAATGGTAATAGTAGTGAGAAGTGTTATGTATATAATATAACAGATGAAATATTAGAAATTTATAAGGATACTGGTACTGATGATAACCCTATATATACGGTACCATGTAATGCAGTCATTAATACAACAGAGACATACAAGATAAATGACGATGAAAATTTTAATGGTCAATGTACATTAAAAAAAATAGAAGTAGGAGGAGTAGGAGGAGTAGTAGGAGGAGTAGGAGGAGTAGGAGGAGTAGGAGGAGTAGGAGGAGTAGGAGGAGTAGGAGGAGAAGATAATGCAGAAAACCCAATATATACAAATAATATTTCTTTTTCTAATGGAAAAGCTGAAGTTGATTGTGGTAGTGAAATTATTATTTTTGGTTCAGTAGATAATGAAAAATTAAATACAAATATAAAATTATCAGAAGATGATGAAAAATGTGTAATATACAATATAACAGATGATACAGTAAAAAATATGGAAACTAAAGAGGGTGATGAATATACATATATAATACCATGTGGTAGTGCTATATATAATTTATCAGAAAAATATATGCGTGTTGATAATAAAAATACTAATATATGTACAGTAAAAGAAAAATTAACAGGAGAAGCAACAACAAAAGTAGGAGAAGCAGCAGAAGCAGAAGGAGCAATTGAAGAAAAAGAAATAAAAAATATGTCATTTGATGAGAATGGTACTGCAAAAGTTGGTTGTGATGATAAAATTACGAATAATGGTAATATAGTTAAACCAGAAACAAGTAGGAGTGGTAATTGTTATGTATATAATATAACAGATGAAATAGTAGTAAAATATTCGAATACAGGTACTCCAGAAAAGCCTACATATAAGGTACCATGTAATGCAGTCATTAATACAAAAGAACAATATGTGCTAAAAAACGATGACGATTCTAATGGTCGATGTACATTAGAAAAAATAGTATCAGGAGAAGGAGAAGCAGCATCAGCAGAAGCAGCAAAAGCAGAAGCAGCAAAAGCAGAAGCAGCAAAAGCAGAAGCAGCAAAAGCAGAAGCAGCAAAAGCAGAAGCAGCAAAAGCAGAAGCAGCAGAAGCAGCAAAAGCAGCAGCTCTACCTCAAACAAAATATACAATTACAATGCAACAAAATGGTGAATTTAAGGATCCAAAGGGTATGGCAAATGTTCCATGTGATAATATAATTATTGATTCTAATACAGGTAAAGAATTGAAAAGTTTAGGATGGGGTGACGGTATATGCAGAATATTTAATATATCAGATCAAACAGTTACAAATTGGGAGAATGCTGGAACTGATAGTAATCCTGAATATGTTGTACCATGTAGGGGAGATACTACATATAATTTATCAAGTAAATATATATTAGATATAGATAATTCAGGTAATGTACCAGTATGTTATGTTAAAAAATCAGTAATATCATTGGTAGATAATGATAAATTTCAATTTGAAATCGATGATAAAATCAAATGTTCAACAAAATTTACTGGATTTAAGAAAACAAATACAGATGATGATACAACAGAAAATGTATGCATACAAAATTGTAGAAACGGAGCACCATTTTTCATGACTAAAGATACAAATCGTCCAGTATGTAAATATCGCCCAATTTATAATAGGGTTGATAATAAAACAAATATAATGTGTCCTGATGGAAAATTTTATAAAGATGCAAATAGATTAGGTATAGATATTGATGAAGCAGATATGGAAGGAGTATGTGTTGCAACTACAATATCATATGTTTCAACTTCAGGTTATAATATATAACTTGTTGTTTATATTAATATATTTTTCTTATATATTAATATATAAAATGTCTACAATTAACATTAGTGATTTTTTAGGTGATAAATATAAACCAATTAATAATAATTCATCAAGATACGTCGTACCATGTGACTCTAAGATAATAGATGATCAGAATGAGAATAATACAATGGATATTAAATTTGAAGAAATTATAGATAATTCAGGTAATTGTTATTTTGATCTTATTATGGATAAAAATAAAGATATATATAAAGATTCTACAGATCCTAATAAATATATTATTTCATGTAATTCAACAATAAATATAACAAAGCCATCGATAATGGAAGTTATACCACGATCTAATTTATGTTCTTTAACAACATTTGAGTTTAGTTCTCCAAGTCCACAAATAAATAAATCAAATGATTTTAATCCAGCAAATTATACATTTAGAAAAAATGTATTTTTAAAATGTCCATTAAATTACACTGGTTTTAATCAAATAGATAAATATTCTAGTAATAAAGATGATTTTATTCGCGTTTGTTTAAAAAATTGTAATGATGGTAGTCCATTTTCAATAAATCCAAATGATAAACCCAGATGTGCATATGAATCAAGTGGTAGTTTTGAAATAGAATAGTTAATTAATCTTTACAATTACATATTGCATTTGCTACTATATTATGTAAAAATTCAGGTACTATAATATCAACCCATGTTTTATTAAAAAATTCTTCTATTGGTGTTGAACTAATTGGTATTAATTCATTAATTTGTTCATATATGACACAATTATAATTAAATACTGTAAACATTTTATTTCTAATTAAAAGTAATATTTTAGGATCTTTTAAAAATTTTTGCATGTATTTATTATCAGAAGATGCTATTTTTGGATATAACCAAAATGTTATTCTCATTTTATAATTAAATTTTTCTTGTGTATCCCATTGTGATAACATCATTTTTATTACACAGTCAATTTTTGTCAGTTCGTAACATATATTTGCTATATATTTAACTGGAATACCCTTTTCTGTAAAATATGAATTACTTTTAAATATATTTAATATTTTTTTTATTTTATTAACTTCAAATATATTTCTCATATGAACAGGTAACAATAATGAAAATATATTTAATGCAGATATCAATATCCATTCATGTATAATAATTTGATAAACAAATGGAAATACTCGAATATTTATATCTGCACCATTTTGTAATAAAAAATTTACTAAATTATAATTACCTAATATTATTGCCCATGTTAATGGTGTCGCACCAACGCTATCAATAAAATTAATATTCTCTATATCAATTTTATTATTACATAAATTAAAAAATATTTCTTTTGATTTTTCTAATTTTTCTTTATTATTCATATATATTTTATTTATTCATCTTTATATGATTTAATAAATTCTAATGTTTCATCATCCGTAATACTACCTTTTTTACCAAAATATAATAAAAATTTAATAATTACTTCACGTCGTTTTTCACATTCTTTGTCAAAATATGGATTTTTAATTGGAAATACAGATGATCGTAATAATTTATCATAATAATGATCTATCATTGAAACACTATCACCTGAATATGAATTATATCTTTGAACAGTTGCAATTTCCCATAATTCTGATTCAGTAAATCCTCTTTCTGTTGTATCTAAATATAATTTTGAAATTGGATTTTTAACTTTACCATACTGATAACAACGTTCAATACCGATAACTCCAATTGCTTCTAATCTATCCGCATATCGAGGAATGAGTTGCCATGTTTTATCTTTTAAATAATCAGGAATATAATCACCATTTTTAGATGAAGATACGAGATTAACCATACTCATTACATTAACAATAAATTCATTGGATTTATCTTCTAATATATATTGTAAATTTTCAAAATTATAATTATTTGGAAAAAATTTTCGATCGTCTGCATCATGTAATAATGCAGCTAATAATACACTTTCTTTTTCTTCATCTGATAATTTATAATCATATGCTTCTAATGCTTGTTTTGCATTATTCATAACCATTATTGCATGATTTAATCCATGGCATTCACTAACTTTATTATCTGTTAATAATTTATTAAGTTTATCAATATAAATTTGCATTTTTATTTATATATAAATTATGCTTTAAATATTATAATAAAATTGAAAAAAAATATATTAGTAATATTTATTATTTATAGTACACAACTTACCCTTTAAAATGAAACATTCTGATTTAGTTAATATCCCGATTGAATCATACGTAAAATGGGAAGAGAACGAATTATATTGGTCATCACTAGGATGGAAAGAAAGACCAATAATATATCAAGGTATTATTAAATCAATAGATTATCAAAGACAAAATGTAAATGTGTTATTAAATAATGGTGAATATAAAATTGTAAATGTAAATAAACTTTTTTTTAATTAATTTATATTTCATATGTCTAAAGATATATATTAATATATATAAACAAAAATATATATTAATATGTAAGTATGATGAACATTATTACAGAAACATTATCATTTGATGATATATTAATTAATCCTAGATTATCGAATATTGAATCAAGAAAAGATATTTCATTAAAAACACAATTAACAAAAAACATAGAATTATATTTACCATTAATATCAAGTCCAATGGATACAATAACAGAAGATAAAATGGCAATAGAAATTGCATTAAATGGAGGATTAGGAATTATACATAGATACAATACAATTGAACAACAGGTACATATGGTGAGACAAGTAAAAAGATATTTAACATATATTAATGAAAATCCATATACAATTTTA